GCAAAGAGCATACGGGCGCAACACACAAGGACGCCAAGGGCAGGGTCATGTCTGGCGCACGTCACACAGCGTCTAGCAAGTTTCTGGTTCACAAGAAAGACCTGTCGGAAACCGCAAAGAAAAGGGCCAATGCGTGAGTGGTACACGTCTTCGCCTTGGTTCTATATATCGGTATTGCTGATGATCGTAAGCTGGTCAGCGATGATATGTTGTTTCGCAGCATAGAAACGTGTACATATTTTGCGAAAGCAATCGTTGGGCGATGGGGATACCACAGTAATCCAAAAGATTTTGGCGTTGCATATTGCGTCCCACGGCTGGTCGATCCTGATAAGGCGAGGATTTATTGAATGGCAAATCTAATTGGCGCATTAAGCAAAATAGGATTGCCTGTGGCCCGTAATACGGCTGAAGAAGTGGCGCGGCGCATTCTTGAATTGCGTCAGGCTGGCCGCTCTGATGAAGTTACTGACGATATGATGGACGCTGCATCCGATCTTTATATGTTTGAGAACACGCCACTGCCAATGGATCGTGCATCTAGAGAAGCTAGGGCCGATGAGATGTTCCCAAGAAAAGGCTACCACGGAACAAACGAAGATATATCTGGCTTTCAAGGAAGCGTGTTCACTTCAGACAACCCAACATTGGCAAGCACTTATGCAAGGGGAATGTCTGACGCACAAGTTTATCCGCTTCGCATTGGGAGCAAACTTGGTGACGCAATTGTCGAGGGCAAGGGCGCAAACTGGAACCAGCTAAACATAAGTGATGTAAAAGACCCAGAAGTCGCAAGCTGGCTTGATTGGGCAGAAGGACAAAAGGTTTCAACGCGAGAGATTGAAAGAGCGGCTGGACTTGAAGGCCGTAGTGGCGTTCAGTTTAAAGATATTAACGACATAGGGTCGGGATTTAATTCTGGGCAATTTAAAAACTTAGGCTATACCCCTGCGGAAGAAGAGGCTTTGCGCTTGCAATATTTACAAGAGCTTTCCAAGCCTTCAAATGTTGACGTTAGATTATCTCCTAACTTAGTTCGCTCTGAGTTTGCCCGTTTTGACCCAGAGTTTCGCAACTTGCGAAATTTATCTGCCAGCATACTTGGCGCGATAGGCTTTACTGGCATAGCTGCTGGCCTGAGAGAAAAAGAAGAGGGTATGTAATGGCAAAATACAAAGGCAAGAGCGTCACACTGAACAAGCCACGCAGAATTGCAAAGGGCGAAACCAGCTACGGCAAGAAAAAGTCTGTGGTGTACGTTACGGACGGCGACAGGGTAAAGCGCGTGACCTTTGGCGACCCCAACATGAAAATCAAGAAAAACCAAAAGGGGCGCAGAAAGAATTTTAGGGCGCGTCACAACTGTGATAACCCCGGCCCAAAAACTAAGGCCAGATACTGGTCATGTAAGGCGTGGTGATATGGCGGCTTTAATTGGATCAGGCATAAAGGCAGGCTTTAAAGCTGGCAAAAATCTTGTTGGTGATGCCGTGGATTATTTGGGCAATAAGTTTGGCGCTCTTCCAGAGGGAGAGCCTGCTGGGATTGGTCATAACAATCCACCGCCAGAGTTTAGAATGCCGACAGCTTTGGGTGCGCTGCAAAGATCGCCAGAAGATCAAGCATTTTTTGAAGAATTTCGGCCAGAAATGTATTATCACGGCACCCGTGGCGACTTTTCAGAATTTAACCCTGCTATGCTGGACTTGGGCGTACACGTTGGCACACCAGAGCAGGCCAATGAGCGTTTGCTGGACGTGGCAAAAATGAAGGGCGAAATACCCAGAGGAGGTAATTTCGATAGCGACAACCCACCAAATATACCACAAGCAAGGGTAATGCCTGTTCGTGTGAACGTGCATAATCCACTTAGAATGCCTGACGTTGGTAATTGGAAAAGCAGTTCCAAAGTAATTGAAGAGCTTGAAAAGCAACAATACCAAAACTCTGGAATAGATATAGACGAAATAATGCAAGCCTACGATGACATTGCAATGAGCGATCCCATTGGAAATTATAGCGATCCAGATGATTGGATTGAAAGCATGGAAAACAGGGAATTGCTTGAGATAATTAACGAAGAAATCCAAAAGGCTGGATACGATGGCATTGTGTATAAAAACATCGTGGAAACAACGTCGATGGGTGAGGGCGAAATTATGCCCGAAGCAAAGGCCAAGATTGCTGAAATAAAAAAAGAATTATTGGTTATAAATGACGCCGCGACTGCGCGAATGGAGGCGACAAGACCACTAGAGGCAACAGTTCCCCGTGCAGCGGATGAAACACTAACTGCATCCGAAGTAATAAAACGCATCAAGGCGGCAAACGATTGGGACATACAAAACTCTCCAGAAGGGTTTAAAACCCCAGAAGAAATGGCCCGTGAAGATCAACTTATGGATTTGCGCGATGATTTGGAAACGCAGAGATATTCGCCTGACAGTATGATTATTCTAAATCCAGAAGATATCAGATCACCCAATGCGGCCTATGACGTAGACAGGCGGGACAGTTATGACATAATGTCGGACGCAGGCGCATTGGCTGGCATTCAAAACACAGGGGTCGCGTAATGTCTTTTTTTACAGCAATAGCTAGGGTTATTAGGGGCGCAGCCGATGAAGTTTTAGATGTTGTCACTGACGTTATTACGCGCAGGGCTGACGATGATTTGGTTGATATAACGCCAGAAGTTGACGGTGATTTTCAAGACCTTGGTGCGCTGGAGAATTTGGGGCAGGCAGAGCCACAAATGACCATTAACATCACGCCAGAGCAGCAGGCGGGTATTGATGCCATGAGGGCGAGAGAGGCCGCAGCCGCAAATTTTGATGTTGAAACTGCGCGTATTGATATCACTAGAGCAAGAAACGCAGATATACTTAGAAATACAGTCGATGTAGATCAGTTTTTGTCTGATCCAACAAACGAAGCAGAAGCAAGAGCGCAGGCCGCATTAGAATTAATTCGTGCTGGCAGACTAGATGAAGTTCTTGCAAATAATAACCTTGTAGATGCCCTGACAGATGGAGATGGGGAGGCATATATAGCGAGGCACTCAACCAGAAGGTATAACGCTGACGCTGAAGATGACATCGTTGACGCTGACTTTGAAGATATTGATATAGCCAATGCGGAGGAAGAAGCCAGAAACGCTAAAGGAATAGAAATTGCCCTGCGTGTTGAACCCGCATTTCAAAACCCCCAAGTAAGGCAGAGCGTGGAGCAGCTTAGAGTAAGTGGGTCAACAAATTCTGAAATACGAGAATATTTAAATGCGGTTAAAAGAGAGTATGCAGACGCTGGACGCCCAGTAAGCCGCGCCATAGACGCAACGAATACAGAGCAATTGCGTGAGCTTTACGGCAGATATGATTTGCCAATACCCAAGACAAATGCAGAAGCAGCCGCCGCTAATTTAATTATAGAAGCGGCTAGGGGCGTTATTAATATTGGCCCTTCTCTGCGAAGAAATATCGACATTAATTACTTAAAGGCCCACGCGCCCGATGATGTCTATAAAAAACACGGCCCGACAATTCTTGAGGCCAAGCTGGCACAACAGGCGTCTGGAGACTTGGGTGTATTACCACAAACAACTTCTTCTTATAGAACAAGAGTTGCGTTTTACAGTGCCGCACAAGATGCTGTGGAAAACCTCAAGGTAAAAAGCGGCAGCTATGAAAAGCTCAAGAAGCTGGCGCTCAAGCAGAGCGGCGTAAAGGCCAAAGAATTTGAATGGTCGGGGGCCGATGAGGCGTTTGAGGGTCGCACAGACGTTACCCCAGAAGAGCTTTCGGAATATTTACAGCAAAACACAGATTTAATTAGAGAAGAAGAAAAAATAGCGCAAGGCGTAATGAGAAGCGCATCTTCTGGCGGCTATGATGACGGCATAGACGAGTTTTTAGATAGTCCAAATGGACAGGATTATATTAACGATTATTTGGAAATGTTGGAGGACAGTTTTAAAGACGATTTTACCTATCAGACAAATATGCAAGACATTAGCAGTTACGTTGCTGCTGATAATTTTGATGCACTAGATGAATTTGCAGAGAAAGTAGATGGAGTAAGCAGTGGCAGAGAGCTTGCTGCAAAATACCCTGATGGGTGGGTGGCAACTGATGCCTACTATGGAGAAACAAAAGTTTTTGGCTCAGAAGAAGCTGCCGCAAAGTGGGAATGGCGGGACAACATAGACATTTATGAGCGACAGGCCCGTGAAAGCGCAGAAAATAATCTAAACGAAATGCGCGTCTATGATCCAGACGATTTCAACATGACACTTTACGGGTCTAATGCCCCAGTAGCCGATCCCGCTGAGTTGGAATATGCAAGTTATTTTCCCAGTGGCGGCACAGACATGACTGAAACCAGATATGTCTTTGATGATCCCACGGGCGATTTTTCAGAAGGATATTTTAGATCGGGTCATTTTGATGATGACGAAAATGTTGTGGCCCACGCACGAACAGGGCAGTTTCCAATAGAAACTGGCGGCACGGCATATCACTTGGGTGAGGCTCAGTCGGATGTTCAGCAAGCGGCCAGAAAGGCAAAATCTAAAGGCACTGCAGGGCCAACAAGAACCCGTGAGCAAGAGCTTTTTAAAGAAAATTATGACCAACAAAAAGAACTTTTTAGACAAACTGTGGTCGGGTCTGAAAATGATTTAAGTAGAAAAGTTTTTGGGTATGGAATAGGGCGAACTGGCATGAGGTTTCGTGACAATCCAGAAGCCCTTGCGGAATACAAAACAATTGTTGCTGATTTTTTAAATAGTAATAGAAGCCAGATATTCGGAAATCGAACAATTCTTAAACTTCAACCAGAAAATATAAGAGATGACCACTCATTTTTTGAAGGCACTAAGGGCAGCACAAATGAATTAAATGTTAAATTAAATGAATTTGCTAAATATATTCAAGAAAATAAAGACAAACTGCCAGAGCCATATACTGCATGGGCTGATGTTCATACAGGACTATCTCCCATGATACAAAAACAATCTGATGAATTGGGAAAACTTGAGGCGTCTGGCATAAATGTGGAAAACACAACTGTGGGCGCACCAATGCTTGAAAGCACAGATGCGTGGCTCGACATGGTTCTTCGCAGGCAGCTAAATGACGCTATCGCAAGTGGTGCAGATTATCTAACGCTGCCAAACCCACAAATGGTTAAAGACTACACGGGTGGAGACTTTGAGGGACACAGGCAGTTTTATGGAAATATCGCGCCGAAAAACTTAATGAATATTGTAAAGCCTGCTGACCCAACAGCAGATTTCGTTCCCTTGAGAATGACAACAGGCAAGCAGCCAGAAGATGTGTTGGGCCTGCCACTGACAAAAGATTTAATGCTTGGCCTTCGCAAAATGGGTATGCCAAAGTATGTGGTGCCGTTTGGGGGCGTTGGCCTTGGTACATTGGGGGCAGTGACCGAAGATGAAGAGATGGCAACAGGAGGTGGCTTGTAATGGCTAAGGCGGCAGTAAAAAAAGTGGCGCAGGCAGAGATCAGAGCCGCCAAGAAGTTTCTGGAGCGGCGGGGTCTAAAGTCTGACGATGTATCGCCACGCAAGTTTGCAATGGCGGCAAAAGAACTAGACAAGGGCTTCGCTGATACCCTAAAAATATTGGCAAGAGAATTGTCTGGAGGACAGGTCTGATGGCTGACGAGTTTTATAAGAAATTTGGCTTTGAAAAGCCCACCGAAATGTATGGTGGAGAAACCGCTGCATTTGAGGCAGTGCCAAATTTAGACCCGACCCGTGACAAACTTTTTTCATATTTGGAAGAATACTTTCCAAATCAAGCTGGCAACATTGTTGGCGGTGAGGGCCGTGGCTTTATGGATATGGGATACATTGATATTCCCGTTATTGGTGACGCTATGGACGTTTACGATGCTGGTGCCAGATTAGTGGATGCGTATAAGACCGACAATTACACGGCGCGTGATGACGCTATGATTGGTCGCTTGCCCTTCGCCTCTCAATTGGCGCTTATGTTAACAAAAGATACGGATGCAGTTCGTCCTGCTGTCGGTGATTATTACGACAACAAAGCAGAGCCAATGACCTATCTGACTGGAATGGCGGCGGCTGGCCCTATTATAGTGGGGCTAGGTGGGGCAGCAATGAAGTTTTTAAAAAGACAATTTAACAAGCTGGACAATGTAATGGAGCCGTCCAGCATGGACTTGCAAATGGATGCGGCAAGAGACAGCTTGATGGCAAGACGGCCCACAGGCGATCAGGGCGATCCTGTCGGTGCGCTGGGACAGTTTGATGGCAAAACATCAACAGAAACGCTCACTCCAGAAAAACGCCGCATAGAAGAATTAGTTTATGGCGAGTTTGACCCACCCATGACAGCCGCAGAACGCGCAAGGCTGATGGAAATGCAAAACCCCGTTGGCAATTACGATGAATAGAGCCAGCTTTCCCTCACTGATGAAAGGAAAAAAAATGAAATATGGTAAAAAGAAAACTGCAAAGGTTGTAAAAAAGAAAAAAAAGAATAAAAAGAAATCAATGAAAAGGGGATACTGATGACAGACAATAAAGACGTAACTGTACACGTCACAGGCGTCTCCATGTCGGGAGGCGTTAAGAATGACAATAAGCGATCTGCTCCAGCAGATCAGAAACAATCTGGAAAAGAGACGGCTTGAAATAGCTGACAGTATGCTTCGGGGTCGAATGTCTGACTTTGAAGCATATCACAAAAACGTGGGTATTGCAGAGGGGCTAGAACAAGCATCTGACGTAATACATGACACGATCAAAAGCATAAACAAAGAGGATGAATAACCATGTCTCATCAACATGACCGTATATACACAGATGAAGAAACCAGTGCGACCATTGGTTCCCATCAAATCCCAATTCCCATGAATTGGAAGGTCTTGGTTCAGCCAAATCAGGTAAAAATGAAGACCGCAGGCGGCATTCTGCTGCCAGACACCTCAAAGGACAACGAGGAATACCTGACCGCCCACGGCACCGTCTGTGCAATGGGTGACTTAGCGTATCGTGACCGCGACACAGGAGAACGCTGGAAGTCTAGCGTATTGCCAAAAATCGGTGATCGCGTGACCTACGGTAAATACGCTGGTCAGAAAATCGTTGTGAAGGGCGTAAAGTTTTTATTGCTTAATGACGATGAGCTAACGTCCATTTTACCAGACGGCGTCGAAGTCGCCGCATATTTGGGGTAGAGCCATGTCGGAACAAGAGAAAATTCTTGAAGAAATCGAGGCCGAAATCCAAGCGGCCAAGGAAGGCAAGGAAGATGATTTTGAAATAGAAATCACCGACGAGCCGAAGCCAAAGCCTGAGAAGCCACAGGAAGACCCTGTGGAGGCCGCTGATGATCAGGAGCCAGACTATGGGCCAAAGGTGCAGAAGCGCATTAGCAAGCTCGTAGCGCAGCGCAGAGAGGCTGAAATACAAGCGCGGCAAATACAAGAGCAGAACGCGCAACTGCAAAAGCGGCTAGAGCGTCTGGAGCAGGGATCGCAGCAAAACGCTGAACAGGAGTTTAACGCCCGATACCAGCAAACAAAGCAGGCGCTGCACAAGGCGGTTGAAGAGGGCGACACAGAGGCCCAAGTCAACTTTCAAGAGCAAATGGCAGACATGAGAGCGGCCATGCGCGTGGCACAGGCCACCGATCAGTATCGGCGGCAGGATATGCAACGACAGCAGCAACGCCAACAACAGCAGCCACAGCGTCAGCAACAAGCGCAAGGCAATCAGCCACCTGAGAAAGCAATGTCATGGTGGCAGCAAAATAACTGGTTTAATGCCACAGGTTTTGAACGAGAAACAGCCGCTGCACGGGCCATAGATGTGCAATTAGATTTGGAAGGGTTCGACAAGAATAGCGACGAATATTACGCGCAACTTAACGGACGTTTACAAAAAGTATTTCCTGAGTTAAAGTCAGGGCCAAGTCCGAAGCAAAGGCCAAAAGGTAGGTCTCCAGTCGCCCCCACTACGGGCGGGTCTTCAGCTTATAAGGGCAATCGTGTGCGTATGACGCAAGAGCAGCTTAGAATGGCTAGGGAACTTGGTATAAACGATGAACGTGGTCTCAAGAAATATGAAGCCGAAATTCGCCGTCAACAGAGGGAACAATAGTCATGCCTGAGAAAAGAAATGTTCGTGCAGAACAATCACGATCTTCCACCCGCGACGAGCAGTCTCGCACAGAAGCGGCGTGGAAACCACCAGCACTGTTGGACGCACCAGAAGCCCGTCCCGGCTATGTCCAACGCTGGGTCGCAACCTCGATTCAAGGGAAAGACACCCCCGACAACGTGTATAAAAGAATGCGCGAAGGTTGGGAGCCACGCTCTGCTGACACTGTGAAAGAAAAGTTGTTTCCGACTATCAATCATGGGCAGTGGACAGGATCAATTGGGATTGAAGGAATGTTGCTTTGCGAAATGCCAAAGGAACGTCATGCCGCGCAAAAACGGTATTACGAAGGCAAAAACGAAGAGCAAAATGAAGCAGTCTCAGGAGAGCTTGATGCGTTTGGACGGCGTAGTGGGCAGACGTTCTATCAAGAACGTAAGTCCGAAGTAAGTCGCGGCAGAACACTTTCTGCCATGAGCGATTAACCTTAACGCTATAGGAGCGAAAAATGGCAAATGTAGACGCCGCATTCGGGTTTGTACCCGTCCGTCACATGAGCGGTAATGCACCTCGCACCAATAAATATACCATTACGTCTGGTTTGGCTGAGAACATCTTTTCGGGTGATCTTTGCATTCTGACAGCAGATGGGGTTATCACACCTCACACTGCGACAGAAACCAACAATATCGGTGTGTTTGACGGTGTGTCGTACACTGCCTCTGATGGTTCATATGTATACAGTGAGTATTGGCCGTCAGGAACAACAGCTACAGATATATGTGCATATGTTTATGACGATCCATATATCGTGTATAAAGTCCAGTCTGATGGAGCGCCTGCACAGACAAATATCGGCAACTGCGCCGATGTTGTTGCTGGAACAGGTTCCACAATAACTGGAAGGTCAGCGTTTGAGTTGAACTCAACAATGGGTACTGGCACAGCAAGTGCCAAAATCATCGCATTGTATGATTCACCAGATAATGCTTTCGGCACAAATGCTGTGGTTGAGGTGCTTGTAAACGAGCATATTCTCAAAGCCACTGCTGGCATATAGGAGGGCATGAACAATGGCAATGAATAGAGCGAGTTTTGCAAAAACTCTAGAGCCGGGTCTGAACACTCTCTTTGGACTTGAGTACGACAGCTATCCCGCTGAATACGAGGCCGTCTTTGAATCGAATAGCTCTCAAAAGGCTTACGAGGAAGACGTACTTTTGAGTGGATTTGGACAAGCGCCAACAAAAACTGAAGGTGGAGCCGTCTCTTACGACAGCGCAAGCCAACAGTGGACTGCGCGTTACCAGCACGAAACCATCGCCTTGGCGTTCTCAATCACTGAGGAAGCTGAAGAAGATGGTCAGTATGGTTCGCTTGCTTCGCGCTACACAAAGGCGCTGGCACGTTCAATGGCATCGACCAAAGAGATCAAGGCTGCTAACGTCTTGAATAACGCTCAAGCCGCTGGATTTACTGGTGGTGACGGTCAAACCATGTTGAGTGCATCGCACCCAACACAGAACGGCAACCAGTCCAACGTGCTTGCCACGGCGGCTGATCTGTCCGAAACATCTCTTGAGTCGATCCTGATTAACATCAGCGACATGAAAGATGATCGTGGCCTTCGCATTGCGGCACAAGGTATGCAATTGGTTATTCCAACTGCTTATCAGTTCACCGCAGAGCGTCTGCTGGAATCAGCATTGCGTCCAAGCACTGCCGATAACGACATCAACGCGATTAAGGCTGGTGGTTATCTGCCACGGGGCTATCACATCATGCGCCGTCTGACTGATCCAGATGCGTTCTTTATTACCACTGACGTTCCAGATGGTCTGAAGCACTTCACCCGTTCAGCAATGAAAAAGGGCATGGAAGGCGACTTTGAGACTGGCAACGTGCGGTATAAAGTTCGTGAGCGTTACAGCTTCGGTTTTACCGACTGGCGCGGCATCTTCGGAACCGAAGGCGCAGCATAAACAACCCACTCTCCTCTTCCTTGTTGGGTCAAACTGGGGCGGTCTTCGGATCGCCCCTTTTTTTATTTTAAATAAAAGTGCATTTTATTTGTATCTGCCTATTGTATTCTAGATTGTATCCCTTATATCAATCATAAGAGAAACAGAGGAGAAAAAAAATGGATCGCAGTCAAGTAGCAGACGTATACCTCTCAGACTGGCAGTATGAGTGGAGAAATCCTTACGCTGAAGAGCCAAGCGATAACGTAGCGACCAATTTTTATGTGACCATTGCCGATCATAGCGGCAGAACGTGGTGCCATAATTTTGGTCTATCATCTGCAAGTCACCCATACTGGGAGTGCGAAGAGCGTATTAATAAATTGGTTGAGCGCATAAAAAATCATTTGGAAGCTGGTGGTTCAATAAATCTGGATCATTGGGATGAAGGCACACCTCGTTATGGATCAGAGGCTTGGATACGTTTTGAGCGCGAAGAGCTTCAGCCAGTGGGAATTGCATTGTCAGAAGGCCGTCTGCATGAAGATGATCTTTGTGGAAGACTGCGTGGATACTTTTAATCAAAGCGGGGGCCACGCGCCCCCATTCAACTAGGAGGAAAAAATGAAAATTACAAAAATATATGATGGTCGGACGGTGGGAGAAATGGACGCAGGCCGTAAGTTTTTTATTCGGGCAGAGTTTTCTAAAGACGGTCACAATTATGTGGGATTTAAGGATGGTGACAAATATCGTTTTTCTCGCTTAGTTATAAATGAAAATGGCTACAAAAAGCAGTATCTTGTTCCACGCAATTCACGCCTTGAGAAAGACATGCTGAACCTAATCGACGAAAACGAAAACAAAGTCAAAGCTGGAAGTTGTGTAAAATTTTAAAACACCAAAACATAACACTAACGCCGTTAGCGTTACAAAAAAGGGCGGTCTTCGGATCGCCCTTTCTTTTTGTTCAGACCTGTTGTATTGTGCCGACATCCCTGACAGCCGCACAATGTGGCTGACACTTGCCACGACAGGAGATCATCATGGCTAATACAACATTCACAGGCCCAGTACGGTCTGAAAATGGCTTTCAAGACATTACGAAAAATACAACAACAGGCGCTGTCACAAGCACAATGACGCTTCAAACATATGAAGCAACCATAACTGTTGCAAATGGCGCAACCACAGGCAAAGAAGCGGCCATTGGTATCCCAGTGAATTTTATTCCTATGGGCGTAACCATTGCAGTAACCACTGCGGCTGCAAATGCAGTTAATCTTCAAGACATTGGTACTGATGCAGATACAGACGGTTATGTAGACGGCATTAGTGTTGCAGTTAACAGCGTAGGATTTAAAGGCTTCTTTGGATGCAACGGTGTGTTGGGCATGTCAGGCTTTACGACAGGCGCAAGTGGCCTTGTAGGCGATGAAGTTGAACTTGTTGTGTCAGGTGATCCCGGTGGTGATACAGTAATTGTTCTAAAATTCTTTGGAATATCTAGCTCTTCGGATGCATCTTAATTGGTGGGGCTTCGGCCCCATCAACAATTTATAGGAGGGTCATAGATGGCTAACATTACAAGTGTGAAAACGATTACTGAAAACACCAGTGAAGTAGTCATGGCATTCCAATTGCAATATGTTGATACTGGCGATGAAGATGCCGTGAAAAAAGTTGATGTCTCAACTCTGGCAAAAAACGCAAACGGTGCGTCCTGCAATTCGGTAAGTCTTTTGGAGTGCTGGTGGATAATCCAAGGCATGACAGTCATGGTAGAGGCAGACGCAGGTACAGATGTCATAATGATGCATATGGCTGCTGATGATATTGGATACCAAGACTTCAGCAAGTTTGGTGGATTGCCATCAACGGTAGAATATGGAAGCACAACTGGTGATGTCCTGTTCACAACAACTGGCCTTGGGGCCGCTGGCGATACATATAATATCGTCATGCGGATGAAAAAACATTACGCATAGGATTGCTTCATGGCGACTTCAGATACAGTAGCGTTTCGCCCAGATGTTGAAGAAATCATCGCAGAGGCATTTGAGCGGTGTGGGATCGATCCGCAAACCCAAACAGGTTACAAGGCTGTGTCTGCACGGCGCAGCCTAAACCTGTTGTTTAGTGAGTGGGCCAACAGAGGCATCAATTACTGGGCGGTAGAGCAAAGAACCCTGACGCTGGTAAAAGACCAGACAACGCCGTACACGCTTCCTGCTGGCACCATCGACATTATGGACGCCGTCATTAGAGATAGCGCAGGCACAGACACGTCTGACCAAATCATCAATCGTGTGTCTATTGCAGATTATAACCAACTGCCAAACAAAACATCTTCGGGGAAGCCATCACAGTATATGCTGGATAAGCAATATACTCCGCTGATTTACATATGGCAAATACCAGACGTGACCACATACAGCTTGAATTATTGGTCAGTAAACCAGCTAGATGACATCACGGCCAGCAATCAAGACGCTGACGTTCCATATCGCTGGAGCGACTGCATATGCGCGGGTCTTGCAAGCAAGCTGGCGCTGAAAAACGCCCCCGATAGGTTTCAAGTCTTAAACGAAATCTATGAGAGGGCATTCACGTTTGCAGCGGCGTCCGACAATGATGGCGTCAGCTTGAGGGTTCAGCCAACTGCGCTGAATTTGTATTAATGGCAAAATACGCACGGGGAAAAAAATCTCAAGCGATAAGCGATAGAAGTGGCCTTCGGGTTCCCTATACGCAATTAAAAACGACTTGGGACGGCCTGCGCGTAGCGCCAGAAGATTGGGAGCCAAAAAACCCACAATTAACGCCTGCTAAAAATGTTGTTGATGCCACGGCCCTGTTTAATCCACGGCCAGACAATGACCCAGAAAATGTCGAAATATTTATTGGATTTAATTACGATCCGTTTATAGACCCCCGCCAAAGACCGGGCATTGGAGTTCATGGCAAAGGCAGTGTTGGAAAGGTATCAAGATTTGATGTAGAAAACACATCCCAGACTGGCGTTGGTGGCACGGCAGCGGTTGGCACCATTTCACTGCTTATTACTACAGAAATCAGTGTCACAGGATCATCTGGTTCTGGAGAAGTTGGATCGGAAACGCCAGAAACAAATAAAATTGCCACAGGTCTTGGCGGCACAGGCGGTGTTGGCACAGAATCACTAGAACTATCAATTTCTGAGACTGGTGCAAACCTTGGTGGCACAGGTGGCGTTGGAAATGAAAGCATAGATATACTTGGCTGGGGTAACGCTGGCTGGGGAGAAGATGGATGGGGCGAATAACATGAGCTACACAACACTAAAGGCCAACATCCAAGCATTTTTGGAAGATGACTCGACAGAGTTTGTCGCATCAATTGACACAATCATAGCGCAGGCCGAAGAAATGATCTTTCAGCGACTGCCAAATATGCCATGCTTCCGCGCCACATCTAGTGCGGCTAATCTTGTGGCAGGCACGGCGTCATACACAATCCCAACGGCGAGAATGATCCGACAGGTATCAATTACAGACACAAATGTTGTGACGTATCTTGACCACAGGGTTGATTCTTACATCCGAGATTACTGGCCCAATGCAACAACTCAAGGCACCCCACGCATGTACAGCACAGATAGCGCAGGAACGGCTGGGACAGTCATTACATTGGCACCTACGCCATCAGCAGCTTTGGCCTATAGCGTAGACTTTATTGCGCCTGAGACGGGCCTCAGTTCTTCTAATGCTAATACATGGATAGACACTAACGCGCCTGCGGTTATGCTTGCTGCGGCTCTTTACGAGGCTTCTGCG